ATCACTTTCTTCTTCTCCTGAATCAACTCTTGAGCCACGTTCAAGTGTCCCTTCGGGAGCATGATTTCAATCAGCCGGAGAGGCATCTTATCCTCCTAAGGTACTTCTGTTTCTAGGAGTACGAATAGGACTAAGATCACCGCCTGTTGCATCACCTGCAAGTTGACCACCAATTAAACTTCTACCAATACGAGTTCTTGATGCTCTTCTACGAAGAGTTCTTGTAATATCTCTTTTTGCTTCTGGTTGAGTTTCTTTAGCAGTTTCTGCTGGTCGAGTAACAGCTGTAGTTTTTTTTGGTCTAACAATACCTTCTACAGTTTCGATTACATCACCTATAATTGGAACACCACCCATAGTTACACCATCCTTTTTGTTTCATAGGGTTGTCTAACATACGAAGCAACTGGAGACATACCATTACTAACCCCTAACTGTGGTATGGCCCGATCTTGGGAAAATAATAATCTGCCACCCATTCTACGTGTTCTACCTTTAGCGGATAATTTTCTTAATTCTCTTTTCTCCGCAGCTTCCGCTCTCTTTTCTCTTTCTTCTAAAGCAGCTTCAGCTTTGCCCATTTCAGCTGGTGGACTGTAGCTTGGTGTTTTAAATAATGATCCCATGTTACCTCTCGAATATTCGACTATACATTATCATATCTTTTTTATCAAACGAATATTTTTTCAATACTCCTTCTCGCTTAAAATATATTCTTTCTATCCATTGTAAAGCTCTAAGATTGTTTGCACATACAGTGACGTGTAATCGGTGAAGATTCAATTCGTCTGCCACAAGCTCCATAAATTTCCTTGCTCCTTTATGAAATTTTACTCGATGTTTAAATAAAAGCTTCATATCAGGGATTAACCATAGTTCGGCAACACCGGGCCATTGTCTCGCTACACCAAAACAAACAATCGGCCTTCCCTTATCAGTGACAGTATAAGCATATCCATTTCGAGCAGCTGCATCGAGATAATGTAAATAACCGGGCATTTGGTCCACATTGATTTGATCATTAGGGTGTAAGTCCATTAAGTTAATCAGATACGATTGAAAAGGAATAACCGATAAGTTATCTCCAAACTTAATTCCAAAAATGTTTTCGAGTGTACTCAGTCTCATTAAAAAATATCAAAATCCGTATTAGCTACTGCTTGTCTAAATTTTGGATTTGATCCTCGTGTTAAAGCTCGGTGTTCACCACCGCCTAATAATAAATACATATACGCATCCCCTACGTGAGAATGTTCATTCTTGTTAGGTTGATCTTTAAATCGTTCTGCTCCTGATACTTGTACTCGTTTAAAGTGATAACCACCACTGAGTGCTTTTCTTAGTCGTTGACATTTTCTATCTATTAACAATCCCGGTCTCCCTTCAATTAATCTATTCATTGGCATCGCACCCGCTTCTCTTCTCACTTTAAAATCATTCGTTGCTGTTGGTCTTGCAGTTAGTCCAATAGATCGTAAATGATCAAAGGCAGTGACTTCATAAATCTCATCTCTCTTTTGACCTGCGGGATCACCCCATACTAAAACATCAAACTTAGGGAATCGACTAGCGAGTTCTGATTTTAACATTGTACCAAATCTTTCTAATCCCATATCGAAGGTCACCAGCTCGTGGAGGATTACCCATCTTCCATTCATCAGTTTTTGACCAAAGATAGCTGCTGGTGTTAAACCAAAGTCAACACCTACTTGAATCGGTACAGAAATATCTGGTTGTAAATCATCGGATGCCATTAACGTATCATCGTATTCATTGATCACTGGTTTTCCTTCTTGCACATAGGTGTAGAGGCCTTGAGCATAACAACGAATCCAATCTAAGTTCTTTCCTAATAAAGTTTGTTCATAGTATCCTGTTGGTAGATTTTTTTTATTTTCCGCCTTAGGGTTCGCAGTCCACCACTTACCGGCACTATAAATAAATCCATTCGCTTCAGGGTTCTCCGGTAATTCATCTTGAATACATTCAGTGACAGCACCGGGCTGCTTATAAAACTTCCATGCATACTTCCCTGTCATCTTTTCTTTTTCGGATAATCGATACCACCAATGATCATCATCCATTGGGTTCGTATCCATGATAATTCCTCTCCAAGGTTTCGCACCACCATCGGATAAGGTCGGATATCTACCTACACGATGCGTCAATCCGTCAATCACTGCTTTAGGTAATTCTCTTGCTTCATTTACCCATGCTCCTGTCAATTCCATCGATAATAGCTTTCTGACATCTTTCGGTTGATCTAAGGCTAAGAAGATAACTTCACAATCAATTCCCGGAGCTCCATCTCTAGGGGGTAACTTGATATGATGTGTTAAAGGAGGAGACCATCGAAATGCTCCCCAAATGTTCTCTGGAAAAAGTTCTTGCCATGTTTTTATAGTAGTTGTCCTCAATTCGGGATAGGAGTTTCGAACTACAACAAATCTAGAGTACTTAATCCCGTCTCGAGGACTTTGAACTTGACTCACTGCCTTCAACATAATCTCGGCAGCACAAGCATAAGATTTACCGGAACCTACTGGCCCCATTAATCCACGCACAAAAGATTTATCTTGTAAGAATTTCCATACAACGGGGGAGGTAGAGAAATCTAAATTCAGATTGGTAATAGGTTCGCTCAATTTTCGTATTTCTCTAAACTATGCATTATTTCGAATATTTTATATTCCGCAGTAGATTTACCTTCTCGAACAATAGCTTGGTACTCAGTGGTCCTTAAACCTGAAATTTGAGCACATTCTCGATCACTTAGGTTCTTCTTCAACATCTGAACTTGTATCCGATCCTTCTCTTTCCCTGTTATCGGTCTCTTCCTGAACATCTGTTACTTCTCCATCTATAATTGTTGGTTCTGGTCCATGCATCACAATCCCTACTACGGAAGGTTTGTCAATATCTTCTTGCTGTTCTAATAGCCCGGATGCCTTGGCTAATGTTTTCAACACTGATACTTTATCATGAAGTTCTACTTCAATATGATTTCCTTCTTTGCTCGGAATTACTTTTATTTTTTTTATGGCCTTTATGGCTGCATCAGGAATATCCTTAGGATCTTTCACTGATACATTCCCTTGACCATCCCAATACACAATATCGTTTATCTTCGCAGTCGCAATATCAATCAGTTCTTGAGCGACATTCTCTTTGTTATGCTCAATCACTTCTGATTTCTTTAATCTCCTCTGGACCACTCGAATCCCTCCGAAACGATCCAAAGGAGGTTTAACTATTCTTTTTGATTTCTTATCAGAACGGGATGTCATCATCTATCTTTGCGGATCTAGCTGCATCATCTTCTCTTTCTGCTGCTAAATCAACATCGGGTGCTTTTTGGTAGCTAGGACCACTACCCTCATCCTTGTTTTCAAATACCCTTAACTGTGTCACAAAATCACCTTTGTCGTAATCTTGTGATGTATCCTTGATATAGATTTTAATATCCATCGCACCGGGTACTTCTGATCTTTGTTTTGTTTCCTTATCCCAATTCGAACCATGCCAAACTTCGATAATGTATTCTCCTTCGGAGATTGCAACATTCTTCATGAGTTTAAAGCTTCTGTTCGAATAGATTGGTCCATTTCCCATAATCGTATTTCCTTTCTGTTATGTTTCCGATTTGTTTTCATATTACTGATTTATGAAAAAATTGCAAAAAAATTGTGAGATATCCCCCCATGTATACGCAGCGGGTGGGGGGGCAAGGGGTGCCTCTTAAAAAATAAAAAGTTATTACGCTAGGCGGGTTATAAGTATTAAAGGAACGTTTACCCTTTATAAATTATTTTATTTTCTTTGCGTTTGCTAGTTTTTTAATGATGTCGGCCACTTGTTCCGCTTTGTTTTCTGGTGGTGGCTTCTTAAAGAAAGCATATTCAAAGAACTTAATCCCTTTCGGGCTGTCCTTGTTGTTTCTTCTTCTCCATAATAAAACCTCTTCAATCCTTTTGATTGCGTATTCTGGTTTTAAGTTCTTGGTCTGTATCCATTCAGCTACAAGGTTTAGCTGTCCTTGGTCATATGTTCTTACTTGCCCGTAAATTCTTTCTGACAACCTGACAAACGTATTTAATATCATTCTTGCTATAGGGAATATATTATTGTTATCTTTGTTGTTATGTATTCCCTCTGAGTGAATATCTAAATATTCCTTGTAGTGAATATCACGTTCTTTGTCTGTTCTCTTTTCTTTGATTTTATCCACAGTATTAACCTTTTTAGACATACTAGATTTAGTATTATCTGATGTTTTTGGTCCTGTATATAGTGTCGGTTTTTCTTCAAAAGATCGGTCTTGTACTGTCGCAGTTGCTTTTGCATCCTCTTCTGTAATCTTCGGATCAAAGACCATAAAATACTTATTACCTTTCAACCCAGCGTGTTTTTTTGCATAGCGTATATAATCCCATTCAATCAGCTTCTTGATGTGCTTTGATACTGTTGATTGGCTTTTAATACCAAGATTACGGGCAATAGTTATTTGATTAGGCCAACATACTCCCTGTCTTGAGGTATAATTACCCAAGGCACAAAGGACCATAAAGGTACGGGGATATTGTCTAAATCTTTGATCAATTACCGCCCTTTGAGGTATAACACAGAAATGGCCCTGTATTTTGCCCGTTCCGTAGTCGGCCTTTTTTTTATCTGGTTGTTTCAAGTACTAACTTTGTTTTTATATTGTTGTAATCTCTCCACAGTTCGACACCCTCGGCCCTTTCATTATTCCAATATTTATCCTTATCGGCCTTAATTCTTTTGTGATACAAAATGGTTGTATGATCTCGATTGAGATGTAGCCCGATTGAATTTGAAGAATGCCTTGTTAAATCTAGGCATAAATTAATAAACAGTGATCGAGCCTTTACAAGTTCTTTGATTCTTGTTTTGCTCAGTATTTCTTCAGGTTTGTAATCTGTGTAATGGCTTACTTGTTCAAGTATGTTTGATATATAAACCCTGTTTTCT